GTAAATAAGTTATTATTAACGTTAGATAGTGGAAACGAAGCTAAGATATATATAAACGGTGTTCTAAGTGATACTCATAGTTTAGTTGGGAATTTAAAATCTTTAACTTACATAGAGATTGGAAGGCATGGAGGATATGATAATAATTATTTTACTGGAATAATAGCTAGACCTTCTATAGTAAAAGGTATCTTATCAGATGATAAAAGAAGTTATATATTTAATAACGGAGAGCTAGAAGGATTTAGAGCTATAAATAATATATTTATAACAGGAGAAGTGTATTTAAGTAACGCTAGTATTTATCCTAGTAAGTATGAATGGCAACAACTTAATAATAAAAGAGGATATACGGGAATTGTAAAATCGCTTAATCTAGCATCATGGGTAGTAGGGTGGAATAAAGTTTACTTTGTACCTGTATTATACGATAGAGATTTAATAGATTGGACAACGATGAGCAGATTAGAGCTTTATTGTGCTAATTCCGTCGGTGTCACGTTTGATTTTGGTATACGTAATTTTAAGGTTAATAAATATATTTAAATATAAACTTATATATATGTTATATAATAAAAGAGTTTAAAAAAATGAGTGAAATTTTAGGAAAAGACATAAGAACATTTAAAGGAGATATACAATTTTCCAATTCTCAAGACTTTAGCTTTATAACTGGCGAGAATAATTTAACTCAAGCTATATATACAAGATTAAGAACAATAATTAATGAATATTATAATATAAATTACGGTAGTGAACTTACAAAAACTTTTGGAAATCCTAGAGGAGATTTAACAAGAACACAACTAATTGGATATATTTCAGAATGTTTAAAGCAAGAGCCTAGAATAATGTCTATAAAAGATATAGAAATAGATTATCCAGTAGAAGATGAAAGACTAGTAACTATTAGTATAAGTGTTTTAAGCATAGATTCGCAAGTTCCTTTAAATTTAGTTTATCCTTTATTTTTATAAATAAAAAGAAAATGGCATACGAAATAAAAACAACAGATGAAATTAAAAATAATATAGTTTTAAATTTAATATCAAACGTTGATGAAATAAATGATGCAAATGTAGGTAGTGCATTAGATTTATTTGTAACATCAGTGTCTCAAGAGTTATCAGAACAATATGATGATATTGATTTGATATACAAAGGAACAAGAGTAACTACTGCAGCCGGAGATGATTTAGAAGAAATTGGATTAATTGTAGGAGTAGAAAGACTTGATGGAGAAAAATCTGTTGGTTATGTAACATTTAAAATGAATGCAGGAGCATCTTCAACATTTACAATACCTGTTGGGACTATAGTATCTACTCAACCAAATACTGGTGATATTCAATATAAGTTTTTAACTACAGAAAGTAAGTTATTTTATAATAGTATATCAGGTGAAACTAATTATTATGTTGATGGAATAGCTAATTATGATTTAGATGCTAGATTTTTTGATACTATAACAGATTTAACTGCAACAGTTTCTAGTTCTTCTACAACTTTAACAGAAGATACTGATTTTGAAATTAATGAAGTAACTGAAGAAATATTAATTTATACACCTTCGTTAGTTTTATTAGATTCATGTAATGCAACAACTGGATGGACTACATCTGGAGCTGATACTGCATCTATTACAACAAATTCAGCAATTAAAATGCAGGGTACAAATTCACTAAATTTAATAAAAAGTGGCGGAACAATAACAGATTTTGGATATACAAAAGACTTAGGCTCTGGAAATGAGTGTGATTTAAGTGATAATACTTTATTTACAAATGTGTACGTTGCTGATTCTGCTACACTAGCAAAAATAGATGAAGTTAAAATATATGCGTCATATGATAATACATACTCAAACTCGTATTTAACTACAATTCCTGCTGCTGATTTAGTTGAAGGCTGGAACAGAATAAAAATAGATAGAAATATTTCTACTGATTTAACTGTTGTTGGAAATCCAGATTATACATTACTAAGATATTTAAAGATAATAATTTCTGTAACTTCTGCATCTGATACAATTGCAACTGGAAAAATATTGATGGATTTTTGGTTTGATTCAGTATACGAAGTTTATACTGGAAATGTAATAAGCTTTTTATCTACAGGAACTAATCCAGATTCTGCAACTAATTTTACTACTGATTATATACCTTTATCAGTTGATATACTATCAGAAGCTGAAACTATAGGTATTGATTATAATATATCTAGTGGAAAGATTGAATATTTACAATCTAGTATAGCTAATATAAATACAGTTTATAACTATAATGATTTTACTAGTGGAATTGATGTAGAAAGTGACACAGATTTTAGATATAGAATACAGCACGCAGCTGATATAGCAAATGTTTCTACAGTTAAAGCAATAGAATTTAATGTTTTAAGTTTAGATTTTATACAGACATGTGATGTTGAAGACACGCCACTAACTGTAAAAACAAATGAAAATCAAATATATTCAACTACTACTCAATTAATAACTCTTGACCAATTTGTAGCTGTAGATACTAGTACATTAAAAGTATCAAATACAAGTGGTGGCTCTGCTAATTATGTTAAAGATACTGATTATGAGTTAACAGAAGATAATGAGCTAGATTTTAGCATAGGAGGAACTGAACCTTCTAATGGTGCAACAGTTTATATTGATTATGATTATAATAAACTAGGATGGTTTAATGTAAATGTAAGTGGTAAATTAGGACAATTAACAGCAGCTGAGATTTTAGAAATTGAAGATACTGTTGATGATAAAAAAGCTGCTGGAATTATGTACGAAGTTTTAGAACCTTCGTATGACACTGTAACTTTTGCTGCAACTATAACATTAGCTGATTCTTATACATTATCAGAAATTGAAGATGATTTAAATACTGCAATTATAGATTATATTAATGATTTAAATATAAGTAATGATGTATTGCAAGCAGGATTAATATCTGTAATAATGGGAATTACAGGTGTAAGTAATTTAGCTATTACTTCTTTAGTTTCGAATGAATACCCATCAAGTACAGGTGACTTAAGTGTTGATACTGGACATAAAGCAACTATAACAACTAATACTATAACATTAAGTTAAAATGATAGAAACAAAAATAAATAAAATACTAAATAATTTACCTTCGTTTATGCCTAAGGATGATAGTAGTAATAATTATAAATTTATAAATTCTTTTAATGAATCTTTTACTAATTTAAATACAAATATTGATAATGCTAAACTATCTATACAACTTTCTACTGCAACAGGAACTAATTTAAATGACATTGGAAAATTATTTTTATTATCTCGTAATGGAGGAGAAACAGATGCAGATTTTAGAGTTAGAATATTAGCTTTTTGGGAAGGATACATTAAGGGTGGAATTGAAAGCTCTTTAATAAATACATTAAAAACTATGACCGGAGCTATAACAGTTGATTATACAAATGATGTTGCTTGTATTATAAAAATGTCTGCACAAATATCAAACTTAAGTGTTAATTTAGGAACAGTTTTACAAACTTTAAAGGAAATAAAACCGGCAGGAGCATATCTTTATTTGACATTAGTTGCAGAATTACGAGATTATTATACTGAGTTAACAGATGATATAACATTTACAAATTTAGGAATTGGATGGATAGTTCCAGATGCATATTATCCAGAAATGCAGGTGATACCATTATGATAGATACTATAAAATATAAAGGAAAAATTATTATAACAGAAGAAAGCGGAAAACAATATGTCTTTAAAAATATTGTTACTGATGGTTTTTATCAATTAATTGCAGATAATTTGATAGGAGCTTCAAGTGATAATTTAACACACTTTGGAATTGGAACTGGAACAACAACTGCAACAGTAACTGATACAAGTTTAGTTACGCCAAGCGGCGATAGAGAAGCTATAACTTATACTGATAGTACAGGAGCAATTATACATCTAAGAGCAACTATATCAGGAGCAGATTTAATATACACATGGAAAGAAGTTGGAGTATTTACTGCTTTAACAGCAGGAATAATGACAAATAGAGTTAATATAAATTATGTTCATAATGCAGGTGAATCTATAACTATAGATTACTATATTGAAAAAGAATAAATATATTTAAATAAAAAGGTAATAATAAAATAAGTAGGAGAAGAGAAAATGGTTTATAATTTTTGGGCTGATAGAAGCGCTGTAAATAAATATGTGAGACAAAGTGAGTTTGCAAATTTTGTTTTATCTACACAAAACTTTGTTGTTAGTGGTTGTGAATTAACAGCAGGTGGAAGCATGGATATAGATATTGCTTCTGGAGATATTTATATTGATGGAACTGGAAGAATAAGTGTAAGTGCTGATACTTTAACTGTAAGTGCAGCAGATGCTACAAGTAATAGGTGTGATTTAATAGTAATTAATACTTCAGGAATTATTTCTTTGATTGTAGGAACTCCTGCAACAACACCTATAACTCCAGCATACACTGAAACTGATTATGTTGTAATTGGATATGTATACATCGAAGCCGGTGTAACTTCAATTGTTACAGCGAATATAATAAATACTGGTATAAAAAATGTTGTTTACGATATTGTTGCTGATAGTGGATTAGTTTCAAACACTACAACTTTAACTGCGACTGCACCAATTACTGGTGGTGGAGATTTAACAGCTAATCGAAGCTTTGGATTTAATTACAATACTACAAATTTAAAAATAACATCTTTAAAATTAAATACTATTCAAAATATAGCTACTACTAGTTCTCCAACATTTTCAAGTTTAACTTTAAATGGAAATTTAGCTGTTATTGGAACTGTAGATGGCATAGATATTGGAACAGATGTTGCACTAAATACAGCAAAGATTTCATATCCAGGAAGTGCTAGTTCAACAGAACTTAATATACTAGATGGAGCAACTGTAACTACAGCAGAATTAAATATATTAGATGGATT